GTAACTTGAGTTGTTTCAGTCGGTTGAGTAGCCATGATCGCTCCCGATTAGGCAGGTAGCATACGGTCAGCATTTACGGCAGGGGCTTGTTTAGTCTTGCCCGTGCGAGCCTCGCGTAGCCGATCCATCATTGCATAAAGTTTTTTGGCCCCGGCTTTGGTGGAGCCATTACCGAGATGCGATACCACATCGGCAGGAACGACAAATTCGCCGTCTGCCAGAGCAGCACGTTGTACACGTTTACCACGAATTACTGCGGGGATGTCATCCGACATACCGTCGCCGGGGCCATCTAGCAACTTGCCACCCGCCAAGTACTCGGTATCGCCACCGCCAGCAAATCCAAAATTAACTTCGTTGGTACCAATCTCACCGCCGTCAGCAAACGTTTGATCACCGTAAGGATTGGGCGGAGTGGGAATACCTTGCTGAGTACCTTCAGCCGGAGGAGCCGGAGGTTGCATCGACTTGGGCAACGCCCCTGCATAGACAGGTTTCTGACTAACGATCTTGTAGTTCTTATCCCCCTTCACTTGGGCATTGCTGATTGGATTGCCCTGCATGAAGTTATAGATAAGGTCTTTCATCATAAAGTCCTGAACAACCCGCGCCTTGTCGTCTTGCGGGCCAGACCCCATAGAGTTCAACCACGGTTGAACTGTTGAAGCATAAATCTGTTCAGCGGTTGCGCCTTCTTTAATCTTGCCATCCTTCACCGCATTGTTAATGACTTGCGTCATGTCATACAGGAAGTCTTCATTGCCCTTACGCCCGTACGCAGCCTGCCCCGCAAATTCATTTTTATTGGTGCGATAGAAGTTAATAAATCCTTGAGCAAGTTCAGCAGCAGGTGCCGTACCAAGGCCACGACCTTGATCAACGCCTCTCCAATAATTACGAAGAGCAACGTCACCCATCTCCTTATCTTGAACAAGCGAAGCACCAATCGCAGCGACAGCGGCGGCGGCGGCGGCCGTAATCGGTCCACCACCAAGTAGCGCAGCGGTAGCAGCAGCATTAGCAGCAGCCTTACCTTCTTTGCCCTGACTAATTCCTTGGTATGTCTGTTGTGCGCCAAGAGCCGCTGCTAGATAAGGCGCGGCTTTCATAACATTGCTACCAACATTTGAAAGGGTGCTTCCCATACCGGATTGAGCAGCCGTTAATCCGGGAATGTTAGGAGCGCCAACAGTGTTTGCAATCTGAGTAAGCGTCGGTGCCTGAGCAAGTTGGCTTGCGGTTAAAGCCTGAAGGCCGGAGGCCGCACCCGCCGCACCAGCCGCACCCGCCGCACCCGCCGCACCCGCCGCACCCGCCGCCCCCGCTCCCGCGCTACCCGCAGCACCGATACCCATTTTCGCTGCAAGTTGCTGAGCGTACGGAGTCAGCGCTTGAAGTCCCTTGTACATGCCGTACGAAGCAGCAAGGCCAGTCAAAGGATCAACTCCGCCACCTGCGCCAGTACCTGACCCATCATCATACGTAGTAGGGTTAGGCGTATAAGGACGAGGTGCAACCGCCCCAGCAGCATTTTGCGTCATCAACGCGCCATACGGATTGTAGACCGGGTTCTTAGCACGGTTCTGGATGTCGGCAAGGTATGCGCGTTGGGCTTCTATGCTAGTTGGGTCTAACGGACGGCCCAGTGCATCAACCGCACCGCCTTCGGCAAACTTTTCTTCACCCGTGAACGGATTAATCTTTGGCTCGTATCCGTCAACGACTTCCTGTGCCTGCGGCCTGTTGATCGGCTGCGATGCATAGTTACTTTGCACGACCGTGGACAACGGATAGTTCTGGTTCGGATACGGCATAACCCGACTCTGGTCAGGTATCTGACGCGGCTGATTCATGTTTTGATCAGACGGGGAAACCATACCGCCGTACGCAAACCCACGAGCACCGGGAGCCATCTGATACGGGTTGTACGGTACAAGTCCTTGCGGAGTCTTTTTGTAGTAACGTCCCGGCAAATAGAACGGCTCAGTTGCTCCCGTGCCGTATTTAGGATTCATGGCACCGGGGATATACATGTAGTCATCGCCACCCGCGCTTGTCGGCATGGCTTTTTGTTCAGGCGTAAATGCATCCGCCAAACCCATATACGTTGCGTATTTCGCAGCGTTCTGAGCAAACGGACTTTGGAATCCACCGCCAAGAGCCTGACCAAACGCGCCACGGGACTCGGGTGACGTAAACAAGTTACCAGCACCAGTCATCAAAGACTGTCCCGGTGAGATACCTTGATTCATCAAGCGACCTTGAACGAGGTCTTGAGCAGTCGGAGTACCAACCCCCTTACTCATAATCTCTACAGGTTTCAGGTCAGCAATATTGGGAGCAGCAACCGTAGGCGCTGCAGCGGCAGGCGCAGCCCCGCTGTACTGATCCATAAATGTCTTAGGTAAATTAGTGGCTTCTGCAGTAGCACCGACAGTTTGTTTCGCTGCTTCTCTTGCAGCGCTGATGTCTTGTGCGTTCTTAGCCGCAACGTCAGCCGATACTTTGGGAGCCGCCGCTGCCGATGCCTGCAGCGACTGAGCAATGTTTGCACCGCTATACGCACCAAGCCCTGCCATCAAACCTTTCTTAAGGTCGCCTTCGATAAGGCCGGTCGCTCCGCCGACAAGAAGAGCCGTGCCTGCTGCACCAGCACTCGCCGCACCAAACCCAAGCGCTCTACCAACAGCCGAGCCAACTCCCGGTGCAAAAGTATTAAGCACCGCGCCAGCAATCATCGGTAAGAATTTCTTAAGAAACGAAGCCTCGTACAATCCAGTTTCAGGATTGATAGTCAGTTCACCACCATGCGCCATCGCAAGTGACTGAAGCCCTTGGAGTTCTTCCGGGGCCATATGAACCAGCATCGAGTCGCCGTTACGACCTCGGGAGGCTAGTAAAGAAGCAAGTCCTGCTTCTGGTGCGTGCATTTGCATAGTTACCCCTAACGGGTCAAGTAGCCCTGATTATAGGCGCAGATGCCGGGATATTCGACACCCACTGCGCGGTTATGATGACGGACGGGATTTCGGGAACCGTGGCAGTTGCGGCTTCTGCCAAAAGGACGGCATCGGTACTGGGGGAAGACCAAGCCAACTCAAAGTAGTCCCCACCCTTGAAAAGCAGCATCCAATTCCACGCCGCAATCTTCTCGTCGTTCGGCCCTGCAATGACCATCTTGCTAGCGGAGTTAGGGACATTTACCCCGTTCACCCGAATCCAGATATAGATGTTGGTATTGCCGCCCCCGGTCTTGTCCAACTGGGCGGAGAACTGGATGTTGTAAACCCCATCTTCGCCTATAAATATCTTATCGGTGTCTTTTTGAACGCTGAATTGAGCACCGTTACCCGAGTCATAGGTACTATTGACCTTCATCAGATTCACGGCATTGGCAACCGGGTTGGTCTGCGTGGTCGTGTCATAGAAGGAGCCAAAGGGCCGAGGGGCGTTGACGTTATTAGCGATTGATGTGAAAAACAGGCGCAGGACGTTGGCAAACTGGTCTTGATACCGCTGGTCGTACGCAGCCGGGGCGGTAGGTAGGTTAGGCGCGGCAAGGCTTCTAATCTTGGTTGCCATCAGCGGCGACCGTCCGGCTTCACATCAATACGCATGGCACCCATTTGCCATGCCACGCCTAGGTCAGATGAAGAGACCTTGAAGGCCATCTGACGCCCACGGACACGGGTGTATACCTGACCGGTATACTGCTCCACAGGATACTGTGCTGTCCGCGTGACGGTCGGACTGTCTGCCGCCGTGTAGTTGGAACCCGAGTTCAAACGGGGTTTAACGGTCAGCGTTACAGACGGGCTATCCACAGTTGAGTTGGCAAAGGTAAAGTCGGGCAACATGCGCCAGACATAGCCAAGGCTCTGACCATCTTGGATATCAAAGTCCGAGGTCTCAATGTACGCCTCAATCGGCGCGGCTACGGTCAGCAACTGATCGTCGTTTAAATACTCGTGGTATGTCATTTGATTAGGAATCTGAAGCGTCACGGCTGCATCAGCAGCGTGAGAGGCCGCAGTCGTCGTGTCATAACCACGAGTGCAGTTAGTTAGTGAATTACCTTCTACCCCTTCATAGGCAATCTTTTCTGAACCAATCTGTACAACTCCGGCTGCGGGGTACGAATTGCCGTTCAGCACCGTAATCGTTGTGACAGACGAATTGATTGCTTGATCAAGATAACTATTCTGCAAACTGTACGAAGCAAGCGGGTACTCACGCAGCGGCGAGTCCAGCCACGCAGTGCGGTTCATTGACCCGTAGTACCAGATACGCTCAAGGTGGTTATAGATCACGTACGTATCATTAACTTGGCTATTCTTCGACGGATAGAACCACCAGACTTCGTTGTAACCCTCGTTTGTACCCGCCACTACTTGAGCCAACTGACTCTTGTTGATGTTCATGAAAACAAACTGACGAAGTGAGCAAGGCAGCGTCTCAACGCGACCCGAGTACATGTAGAACTTGTCTACGCCCATCCAATACGTGACGTTGTTAACTGTGACCGGCGAGTTTTGTGATGCGATGGAAATGTTATCCATCAACAAGTTAAAGCCCCACACATACGGCGGGCCAAGATACTGCATTGAATAAAGCGCAGAGTCCGTCCAAACAACAATTTCTTGGCGGGTATCTACTGCTGCTTGAATGGCAGAACCGTTTGAAAGGTGTTGTTCACCAGATTGATTCGTCGTTGCAGGTACCCATTCGTACGGATTATCTGCGTCCGACCAACGCACAAGAAGCGGATCAAATGCAGGAGCAAAATCAGTGGGGTCGTACGGCGTAGCACCTAAGCAAATTGCAAAGTTACCGATACTCGACACAAAGACTTGCAAAGTCTCGGTGGGAATTGCACGACCGGAATAACTGAAATTAACAGCAGTTGCGGTTAGGCTCGTAGTAGTCGCCGCAGAAATAGTAACGGACGATCCACCGTCGTATGCAGTAGTTACATACGTGCCACTAGGAACCCCACTACCAGAAACTACCGCGCCCGGATTAATGCCAGTCGGATCAGCCACAGTAAGGACTGTAGCCCCGCTAGCAGCCGTTGCCGTAGTAGAAGTTTTAGTAATGCTGTTGGCTACATCAGACAACAACGTAGCGCGAGGGTAAGTTGTAACGTTCTGCGTCCACCAGTAAACAGAACCTTGGCGATAAGCAAAGATCAAATCCTCGTCCAAGTTATCTTGGCTCCAAATACGCATCGGGATGCCAACTGAAGACGCTGAACCCCAACCACCGCTACCCCAAGGCGGCGCACCCCAACCAACCGCAGCACCATAAACAGCGTTACCTGCTGGAATTTCAAGTTGTGAAACTACGAGTGATCCACCATCTGAACCAGTGGACGTTGCAAGGCTTGGTGCAACGATGACGTACGTATCCGCAGACGGTACAGATACGATCTCAAAGTTACCGTCTAGATTGATGCCATTTACGATGCCACCGCTGTTAACGTTAGAAAACGTAACGAACGTACCAATCGTCGTGACATTCGCAGTCTGCGTAACCGTGACAAGATAACTGCCACTCGTCGTAGAAAACGGGTTTTGAGTCAGCGTCAGCGAGGAGGCAAGCGGGGTGATGTCGTGATAGACACCGCCGTTCTCGACGTAGAATTTGGAGTTTGTACCGAAGGCAAGAAGGTTACTGCCGATGTGGGTAATCCAATTCCACATGGAACGGACGACACCTTTGAAAGTGTTACCGGGCGAATAGTTAATCCACCCACCAATTTTTTCAGCAAAGCCAGAGCGAAAGCGAATCTTATCGCCAGCGTAGAAGCCACCTTCGTTCGCGTAACTAGTAGACTCTCGGTTTACACCCGGTCGCAGTTCAAGTTTTGACAGCGGCATCCGTTACTCTCCGCCATTCGGGTTTACCAACGCCACGAGAAAAATGCGGCAAATCAAACAACTTGATGCCGTTCCCGCCCCACGAGTTCAAGGGATGGAGCGATTCCCAGTATGCGCCAAGCGGCGCGATAGCGGCTTTATCGTACACCAACTTGCCGCCCATGAAAAAATTCAGGTCTACTGCACGGCGTTGCAGATGAAGGCTCTGCATAGTCTTGGAACGCCCGGTCTTCACATAAATTTCTTGCTGTTCCGGTGTCCGGTACAACTCACCGGCAGTGACCTGAAAACCAAGTTCGGTAGCCCGCTGAACTAAGCGGCCTACATCAAGAAGAAAGTCGGCTTGTTCGGATACGTTGCTCATTTCAACGCCTTCTCAAGAGCCTCGCTCTTGTCCTTGGAACCCTGCGAAGAACCAAAGTAGTAACTGACGATCTGGGTGCTAATGGCACTCAGCACGCCCAAGATGTAGATCAAGATGTCCTTACGGGACGAATCGACCGGAGAGTGGTCAAACATGACCACCGCAAATAAAGCAAACGTTATTAAGAGAAGGGTTAAAGCAAGAATAGGGGTGATAACTTTATTAAGGAGCGGGGCTTTGTCAGACGTAACAATTTCGACTTCACGGTTCCGGGCTGAATCCGTGTCCTTGAGCCGAAGGGTCAACTCTTCGATGTCGAGTTTGTTCTCCTCCAACTTGAGCCGCATCAACTCTTCTTCATGCTCCATCTGAGCCATCTGAAGTTTGGCAACTTCCTCGGGGGGCATGTTGGGCTGCAACTTAACCCCGGTCTTGCCCTCGACCCATGCCTGCCCCTTCGCCATAACGGCGTTGGCAACGAGACCTAACCCGTTAGCAAGGAGCGGCTGAACTATGGCAGCGAGAGCCGGAATCATTACGTAGCACTCGCGGTGTTGTTCGGAACTTCAACCCATGAAAGCGTAGGTTCATCCCACATATATCTTTTGGGAGGGTTGCCGGTATTGACATCAGACGGCATAGGAACAGGGGCTTCCCATACTGCTTTATTAGTATTCAAAACCCAAGAAGGGAACAGTCTAGGTTTCACACGTACAAAAGCATCAATATCAGGATAGTAAGTAGACCCAACTACCCCGTAATTTTTACGAAATGCTCCAACCGCAGAAGTCTGTTTCCATGAATGTCCAGCAGGTAATGTGAACCCGTTTGCTTCTAAGTAAGCAATACCTACCGGTTCAGAATCTGGCATTTCAAGATTATTAACGTCTTCATTTCGTACTTTCAAAACACGAAGCACGACATTGTTAGCGTCAAGTTCTGCAAAACTAGCCATGATTAATTACCACTGAATATTTCCAGAACCAGTAAAAGTGTAGACTCTATAACTACCTATTATGCTTCCACTTCCACCGTTTACGACGTTTGCCGGAGCAAAACTTGCTAGGTAGTAGATATATAGAGCGCCTTGTCCGCCACCACCTGTAGCCCCGCCACCACCATTCCCATAGGTACCACCACCACTTGGCGAACCGGCTTGCCCTCCTGTACCCCCATAACCATAATAAAATCCACCTCCCCCCCAAGGAGGTGGTCCACTATAACTCCCACCGCCGCCACCGCCCCCGTCTGGCCCATATCCACCAGCACCCTCATTTCCGCCACCGCCGCCGCCATAGTACGGTGAATTAGTAACCCCACCGGGATATCCGGGACTACCTGCACCACCCTGACGATTACCGTTACTTGTGTCACCAGCGGCACCGCCGCCACACCAACCGGGGCTACCATCACCGGGACCGCCGCCGTAACTACCGCCAGCGCCGCCCGGGCCTACACTTTGAAAATTAGAAAATGAATTAGTGCCGTCTGAACCGGCAATAGTAACGGTATATGTAGTGCCTTTACTAATAAAAGCGGTAGCCGCCGTAAGACCGCCGCCGCCACCGCCGCCAGCAGCAAGATATTCATTAGCACTACCACCGGTACCACCTGAACCAAATATCCAATACCCAATATTACCCGGTGCAGGGAGTCCGTAATCACGCAGAAAAAGTTGTTGGCTAGTCATACTAATTCCTTAAGTCACATTACCTGCAACAATGCAGTAAGAAGGGTTAATAAAATAAATTGTAGAAAGGCCACGAGCAGACAGAGCAAGTCCTGTTCGATTGGTATCAGTACCTGCGACATACCCAGTCGTGGTTGAAATTGTGATACTGATAACGTTAGTCGAGTTGTTGTAGACCGAAACGATATTGCCTGCTGCAAAATTATTATTTGGTACCGTAATTGTACCGCTTGTCGTCGTAACGACTTTACCCACATCGGTCACAGCAAGCGTATACGCCGCAGTTTTGGCATTAGACGGTACGTTACGAACGTTGCCAATTCCGTCCAGAATATTTGTAATCGTTGCACTAGTACCCGTCAGCGTTGTGATATTTGCAGAGCCAAGTGCAATCGCACCAAGCGTGAAACTATCTGCCGTCAGCGTCGTAATGTAAGCAGAAGTTGCTTGGAACTGCGTAATATTGGCAGAACCGCTCGTTAAAGTCGTGATAGTCGCGCTAGTGCTTGTAAGATTACTAACTGTTCCGTTTGTGTAATTAAGAGTCGTACCACTTAACGTAGTAATGTTTGCACTAGCAGTAGAGACGTTACTGATATAAGACGTTGCCGAAACAACATCAGTACCGTTTGACACAAGAATCTGTTTATCACCCGCAGCAACCGATACACCGGTTTGACCCGAGACTTTGACCGTCACCGCGCCAGTGGTGTTGTTGTAGATGAAGTAGAGTTTCTTGTTAGAAGGAACAACGAGGAAGGTATTCGTACCGCCCGTTCCCGTCATCTCGATATACATGTTACGCGCCACGCCCGTCGCACCGTTCGGGATCGTGATCGTCGTAGTGTTACCGGTGGTCATCGCCTGCGTGACATAGCCTGAAATGGCTTGTTCAATCAGGGTGCCCAGATTGGTATTAGTGGTGTTACCCCAAGACCCCGCTTGATCGCCAGTGCCGATCAGTTCGATAGCAAGGTTGGTTGAATATGTACTAGCCATTTATGACCTCATGCCGCAATAGATGTCCAGCCAGCATTTTGATTCGTATTAATCAAACCCCAGACATTGACGGCTGGCGATTGCGAACCAATGTAACCCGTCGCAGAAACACCCAAAACTATAACATTTGCAGTGCCGGTAACGGTGACCGTGCCAAGTTCGCCCGTAGCCTCAACTCCCGTAACCGGTACGATCTTCTCAAGGAAGACTGTGACTGTACCGATCTCACCCGTACTTTCTACGCCCGTGACAGAGAACTTGCAGTCCAGCGAGAAAGATACAGTGCCAACGTCGCCATTAGCCGATACGCCAGAAACCGTCAGGACTTGATCGGTAACAACAAATACCGATCCTGTGGCTCCAGTACCTTCTACTCCATCCGGATATACATTGATACCTGCTGCAATGTAGACGGTACCAACTTCACCGGTTCCTTCAACACCTGTAACTGACAGAACTTGATCAGTTACAACGAAGACCGTACCAAGTTCGCCGGTTGCTTCAGTTCCTGAGACCGGGACAATAATTTCAAGGAAGACCGTGGCAGTTCCAACCTCGCCCGTGCCTTCAAGTCCGGTTTCAATAACGACTGCATCGCCAACAACAACTTCTTCGCTGAGGAAGATTTCAGCCTGAACGCCGTCAACAGCATGGTTGCTATCTGCCGCAACCGTTACCGTACCAAGTTCGCCCGTCGCTTCAACACCGGTTACAAATACATTTGTTTCGCTAGCAACCGTTACAGAGCCAAGTTGTCCAGTGCCTTCTACACCATCAACAAATACGAGAACATATCCAGCCGGGTCTATTGCTGAAATAGGCGCAACTGAAAATGCCGTAAAACCAAGCATGGTTAGGTTACATTACCTGCAACAACACAAGCCGAAGGGTTGATAAACAAAATCGTAGCAACGCCACGAGTTGCGAGAGCCAGACCGGTTCGGTTGGTATTCGTACCAGCGACGTACCCCGTGGTAGTCGAAATGGTCAGACTCAACGTGCCCGTAGAGTTGTTGTACACAGTTACTACGTTACCTGCGCTAAACGTGTTGTTTGGTACAGTAATCACGCCAGCAGTAAGGTTGATGTGCGTACCGTTGTCAGCCGTTGTCAAAGTGTAGTTAGCACCTTTACTGACTTGCGGGATAGTACGAACCAGACCAAGGCCATCAAGGATATTGGTGATCGTCGCACTCGTACCGCTGAGGGTAGTAATCGTCGCACTTGCACCCTTTAGTTGGGTCGTAGCCGTCGTACCAATCGTCGTACCGGTAATAGTCGTAATATCAGCCGACGTACTCGTAAGGGTAGTGATCGTGGCACTTGCGCCTTTCAACTGCGTCGTTGCAGTTGTACCAATCGTAGTGCCGGTGATCGTAGTGATCTGAGCGCTAGTACTATTTAAATTGGTGATGTTACCGCTAGCCCCTTGAAGAAGGGTCGTAGCCGTCGTACCAATCGTAGTACCGGTAATGGTCGTAATCTGAGCGCTAGTACTATTTAAATTGGTGATGTTACCGCTAGCCCCTTGAAGAAGGGTCGTAGTCGTCGTACCAATCGTAGTACCCGTCAAAGTCGTGATGTTGGCACTTGTAGCGGCAAGATTTGTAATAGCAGCCGAAGTAGCCGCCAAACTGCTTATCGTTACGGTGCCGGTTGCATCACCAAATACTGCGCGAGCAGCCGGATAATCTACAAAGACGTTCTTCGTACCTGCGGGGAAGGTAATCTTCTGCCCACTATTACTAGAAGCCAGCACGGTATCTCGGGACAGGCTAGTACCCGCAGCCGTGTACGTACCGACACCAACTTCCCAGTTGGTACCATCAGTAATGGTGTAATACGTGGTATTGCCATCACCGACAGCAGCAAACGTCTGGTACCCGGTGGCTGCACCGGCCAGAGTGAGTGTGCCACTGCCAGCAGTGGTCGTCGTCTCTAAGACGCGATCCGCAAGTACGAGGGCCATGATAACCCCCGATTAAGCAATACGCAGAATCGCAGTCGTCGAAGCAGCAGCCGGGAACTGGATGGTGAAGTTACCAGCCGTCGAGGTCTTATCAGCCCCGAATGCCAGAACCGCAACAGCCTTGTTGCCTTGCGTCTCGTTGTAGATCAACGCGCCGTTCGCCGTCAGCGTAGCCGAATCCCACGTAATATCTGCAAAGTCAATCCATGCAGTCGTGCTGGTCGAAGTCGGTACCTGCGAGATCGTGAGCGTCTTACCGCCCGCCGTATAGTTCGTGCCCGACGAAGACACTTCATTTGACGTAGTGTACGCAGTCGTAGCCGCGCTCAACGTAGCCGATGAGGTATACAACGCGATCTTGAACACATCCGCAGCGGTCGAAGCGCGAACAACGCCGGTACCAAAATTATGAATACCGTCAAGGATTTCTACCTTGAACGATGTCGCCATTGCTTGAGTGATAGCCATTTCAATCTCCTAAATGCGAAGCCGCATCAACAAAACCATTTTCAGTTAAAATACGCCGTGCATTCATCCTTTCGGAATCCTGCGCCTCTTGCAGGTACCTTATAAGCACCTGTTTTAACTCTTCTTCCGTCTCGGTTCGACGAAGACGATTCAATGCCCGTTCAGCAATCTCTTCAGGTGTATAACCACGATTGCTCGTGGTCTGAACGAACACATTTCCAATTTCCATGCCTGCTGCAAAACTCATGACACAGGAATCCTAACTTGACCAGAACGGTAAGCGTCTTGACGATCCAAGCCGTCACCGAGACGTTTAAGAAGTGCCAAGGATTCTTGGTACTTTTGCTCATAAAAATTCATGATATCAGCCTCACCCTTTAAGTAGGTGTAACCTTCACGAATAGCACCGTAGAGCAGTACGGTTTCAAAATTAGTACCCAACCAAGACGTACCATGCGTCACGATAGACACCGGGTAATAGTAGTAATGCAACTCCGCTGTATACGCCGTATCTGGAGTCGGACCAAGGATCATCGAAGTGTCGTCCCAAATCGCGTAATACTTGGGTTTACCCGTGCTGTTGGGCGGTGGGTACGCTGCACGGATGTAGTTCACATCTTTATTAAGCAGGTACTCGTATTCACCGGTCGTAGGATCAATCACGGCTAACGAGAAAGTTGAGAGCCAGTCAGACGGCAACTGAAAGTATGGGAAACTTGCCGTCATCGTGCCCGTCACGTTCTTACGGATCGCCGGAATCTGAACGGAGTTGTAAATCCGCTCCTCAGCCAGTTGCACAAACGTAGGAATATTGGCTACGAAGGTTTGCTCCGTAGATTCACAATACTCCTGAATGAGTGAAACTAACTGAGAGTAATTCACGGAGTCCAACCCGCCCGGACTTTGCCATTCATCTCAAGGTTGATCTGCGACACGAACTTAGTGCCCTTCGTCGCAGCGCCAGCACCCTTCATTTTCATGTGGGTGACGCCCTTGTTGATATCCGTCTCCGGATAGCCGTTGCGACCCGTTGATTCGGTGTTCGGCTTCGGCTGATTGTATGAGGTGTCCTTCATGTGAATTACCTCGGGCCAGAAGAGCCACGCATCGGGCTACGCTGGTTCATGACCTTCGCCATGCCACGACCATACTTCTTCATTTCTGCGTTGGTCTTACCACCAGCACGCATCTTCTTTACGTCAGCGTCCGGATGGGCACCTTTGCCCTTTTTCATATGCTTCTTCAGCATTGCCTTCATATCCATCTCAGTCTCCTAGGTCGTCACGACCGTT